CCTCTTGATCCGCAAATGCAAGGGAGTTACTTCTTCTCTTTTTGAAATCAGAAAAAAAATCATATTCCTCCTTTGTCATACAATCTGGTTTGCGGTATCTGAATATTCGATTCAGTTTCTCCTTTCGTGCATCGCATCCGCAATCCACCCCGGTCTGTTCAGAAAACCAATCCACCGCGGCTTTGATGCCGGTCGCGGTTGTGATCTTCTCAATCGTATCTCCTAATCCCTCACTCTTCTTTCGAGGTCTTCCAGGTCTTGTATTCTTCTTCGCAGATTTCTTGGATTCTTTCTCTTCCATTCTTCAGAGTATTAAAAATGCTTCGTGCAGATATTTTGGTTTCATCCGCAATTGTTCGTATTGACATTGGGGAGTTGTGATAAAGTTGGAACATTTTCTTGTCGTACCAATGCCAATCCTCCACATCCTCCCAAATCTTTTCAATCAGATCATCAAAGGATTCAAAATTTTCATAGTTCACATCCTCAAAGATCAATTCATCCTCCACCTCTTGAAGATCTACAAATTCAACCCTTGATTGTATCTTCTTGATTGTATTGTACATATTCCGAAGGGTGATGTAAACGAAATAAGTATTCACCTCTTCCCCATACATAATCCTTTCCGGATCATCTATGTACTTATGCAATCGGATGTACATCTCCTGGACTATATCCTCCGCAAGGATCGGATCACATCCGAAGGATTGAACCATCTTGATCCAATCAATATGCTTTTTAGCCAGGAGTTCAAGTATCACGATATTATCTGCACAATAAATACGCCAATCGCAATTTGTATTTCGTGTCGGTGTCCGATCTCTTCATATCCATCCTCTCCCCAATCAAGATAGTTAATCCCGAACATAATGCCGACCAGGGGAGTGATGCGAAAGGTCATATCAATTCCTTTAGTTTGAAGAATTTGTCCTTGTAAATATACAATTCTTCCGTTTTCTCTTTTTCCTCTCTCAACTCTTGCCTCAATTTCTTGATGATGATCATCAAATCAGCGTGGCTCAATTTAGGCAGATCCTCTCTCTTGAATAAACTTTCCCGGAAGGAGATCGCTTTTTCATAAAGACCCTTGTAATCATCATATTCCATCAATGAGGTATGCATACTCGCATAATGCACCACAGATGCGTGGTCTCTTCCCAATACCTTTCCCATCAATGAAGGTCCGGCAACACATCGGAAAGCGACTGCAAAAGCACCCCTTGCATATACAAGTTTTCTCTTTCTGGAATTGTCATCAATCAGATCATTCATCTGGAAATATGCCTCCTTTGCGGAAATCAGTTCATCTATCCCCATAAGTCAATGTCTTGCTTTATGTATTTTTCATTCATCACCTGGAGATTCATTTCCCAAATTCCTCTCTGTGATTTGATTGTCAAGTTAGTCATTTCTTTCATCTCATCACAAGGATCGAGAGGTTTGCAATCACATCCCTTGCAGAAGTAGGTCGTTCTATCCAGGATCTCAAAAATCTCTCCTTGTTTTGTTCTGATCTGATTTCCAGGTTGGAAATTCTTAAATGTTCGATGCCGCATTGTCAAGAGCATTTTGCAGATTAGTTATCACTTCTTTCAATTCTTGGTTTTCGTGTTTGAGTCGGGCATTCTGTAATCTCGCCTCATTCAAAAATCTGTTTGATGATCTTTCAAAGTCAATGAAATAATTCATCACCCGATCAATCTCAATCAAATCAATCACTCTGTTGATGATTTCATTCTGGTACCTAATGTCATCCTCTTCTTGAGCCATCTGATTCATCCAAAGCAAGGTGTCTCCCAAGAGTAATTGCTTCTCTCGGATATGTAATTCGTTTAATGTTGGATCAGAAGGGAACATCTGTTTTTTGTTTAGGTGGTGTGTGAGGAATCAAACTCTTCAAATTTATCAAAAATCCCACATTAAATTTCATTGATTCCAATCGGATAGGTTGATCCAGGGGAGTCGGTCTCCCTCCGCTTTCTAATTCTTTCACCTTTCGGATGTGGATATCTGAAAAGATCCAATCCGTATCGTGTTGAGTATAGCGGTGAATGACAATAAATTCATCGGCTCGGTTTACAAACTTACCTCCACCCTCTACATCCGAAGCCATTGGAGGCATAGGATGCCCCTTATATGGATGCGATCCGTGATGCAACTTCCGAAGGGCTTCAGTAGCGGGGTGAGTATTTACGATTGTCATCACTCCGTATTTTTTACAGAATACCCGGATGTTGCTCGTTGCCTCATAGTGGTATTCGTGAGTACTTACCTTCCCCAATTTCTTTTGGTTGATCGTAAGTGAATTGTATGGATCAATCAACATCCCATCAAAAGCCCATTCATCGTACATCTCCTCCGCAGTTTCCAAGAGGGAGAAAACATCAAAGAGAGTTTCATTGTCAATGAATTGAAAATGTCCATTGATAAAATCCAAATGCCTATAAAATTTCGCCTCCTCGATATATTGGATTTGTCTTCCATCCAGGAACTCAATCAATTTTCTTGAGATGGATTTCACATCATTCTCCGAAGAGTATACAAGCCACTTTGTTCCATTCTTCATAGAATGCATCAGCATCAGAAATAGAATCGTGTGAGTCTTTCCCACATTGGCGTGGCCCGTTACAACAATGAAATTGCCTTTCTTGAATCGGAGATAGTCATCCACCTCCGGGAATCCAAACTTTGAGGATTCCGGGATCTGCCCCTTTCTTGCTTTCTCAAGGTAATTCATAATATCACCGCTTCGGGCGATCAGAGGGTGTGTCAGCATAAGGTTGAAGATAAAAAAACCCCGCCGAAGCGGGGATCATTTTTTGAGGTTAATTTCAGAAGGGAGGTGTCTCCTGGGATGGAAAGTGCTGATTGTATGTCGCACCTTGGCTCTCCATCTCCAATACGCATCCAAGGTACTTGTCCACGAAAGAAGGGATGTCCGTGATCTGGATCTTCCCGGCACAAGCAAGGTCAACCGCACCTTTGAATACTACACTACGAGCAATCTGCTCATCCTTACTGCCTCCACCCTGGCTCTTTGATCCTCCAGAGAATCCACCACCGGAATATGCCGCGGTTCCTTTGGAGATCTTCACAGATCCTTTTGCATTGAGTGAATACTCTACCTCATCCCCGACATTGTACCAAGGTGATGGTGTCTTTGAGAAAGCCGTTCCCTTCTGTCCATCATCGAACACAACATCCATCTTGTGGAATTCTTGCCATTGACCGGTTGGGGTGATGCTTACGATTTTTGCCATTGTTGATTGAATTGATTGATTTGCTGATTTATGAATTCTTTCTTTTTCGATTCGTGTAACTCCTTCTCAAGGAGTACGATCCTCTCCTCTAACCAGGAGATGTATGCTTTGCTTTTCATCGGTTGAATATCCTATCGTTTATCCAATCAATAGTGTTGCTCTGCGCTCTGATGATCGCTTCCGAATCTTTGATCGCTTCCGATCTTAAATGCTCAAGAAGATTGTTTCTCTTTTCTAATGCTTCGATCCTTGCTTCCTGGAATCGGATGATGCTCTCGTACATTTCTGGAGAGAGGTAGGAATGTGATTTGTTTTCCATTTGATTTGTTTTTTGGTTATTCAAACCTATGGAATTTTATCAACACATCCAAGCAATTTATGCCGGTATGAAAAATATTTTTGCCGTATCCTTTTGGATGTCAGTATTTTGTATGATGATCAATTTCTTGAAATACTTCGGAGAATCATCTTCCACCCCTCCCCAATCCTTGAAAGCATCCATTGCAAACTTTACCGCCATAATGCAGTTGTCAATATCGTATCTGTAATTGACTTCTGCTCGGATGATAACTTTCTCGAATCGTACCGGATCAAATCCTTTCAACTGATCCAGGATCTCCCCTTTGAATTTATCCTTCGCCTTCTTCCTTACGATCCAATGCTTGGATGCATAGAAAGAGTTTAGTGAGGGTACTTTCCCCACCTCAACGCTTATATCCACATCGGTCAGCAAAGTGAGGATCTAATTTGTAGACCTCCTGGAGAATCTCTTGTTCCCTCTTTAGGGCATCGGCTCTTGCTTCCTTCGTGGATTCACAATTAGCAAAGAGCATAGCCGCTTGGTGAAGGTGATGATCAATTTTCCTTTTGATTGCTTTGTTGGTATAATATTTCCATTCCATCGGATTTGGGTTTTGCGGATGCATTGTGGAACTCAAAGTATTCGAAGTGGTTAGATGATTTGTGTACTTGGTGTTCAAGTTCACGTTGAAGATGTGCAATCGCTTTCTTGATGTCTTGGGTGATCGGGTTATTGGGCTTCTTCCCCGCCCGGAGTAGATAGGTGATTGCAGTACCTAAATTGTAGTTGTCCTCCTGGAAATCCAATACAACATCAAATGCCTCGATGTTTTTGTACTTGCCAATGTAGTATTTAGGTGTCCTCTTGCTCATCATCAACAAAGATATCCTTTTTTTCTGTATGACCTTCTTCGTGGTAATCCTCAAAATCATCCCAATAAATGAAATGCCAACCCTTGTGATCATTAAGTGCCATAGTACCTCTGTGCTCTTGCTCTTGTTTTCTCTTGTTCATCATCCAAGGGGTAATCCATAAAACCAAAATGCGAAAGGAATGGGTTCTGGTAATCATCTGGGATCTCTCCCTTTTCGATCCTTGCCCAATGCTTTCTCTTCTCTGCTTTAGTCAAGTTAAGTAGTAGTTAGTTATTCTCTTTCAGAGAATCTAAAGTAGTATAGTTAACTTAAGTAAGTTGTAAAAAATAATCAATTACCACCAATTGACCAAAAAAATATCTCAATTCCTTTTTCTTCGATTTCCCGAACTTTCTCCCATTGAGATGATATATCACCCCACTCAATAGAGAAAACCTCGCAGAATCAAGGAAACAGCCCTTAAATCAATTTGTTTAGCACCTGCTTGATGATAACCAACAAGCAAAGGATCGCAATCGTCCATCCGATCAAACCTTCCCAACCCATTCCTTTTTTCTGAATGGGCTGGTTCACGATTCGGATTGTTTCTACCCTTATGGTATCAGATGGGCACTCCGCAGAGATCATCACCCTTTCCCCTGGGAGATACTTCAATTCAACCTTTACGCGATCTTGGTAGAGGATGGTGTCCTTTTGGATTGTTAGAGTGTCGTGTAGTACTCTCTCCTTTGTGATTACAATCGTATCCCTTACAACTACACTCTCTTGGTGAGGTTTCGCAATACCGCATCCACTAACTCCCGCAAGAATCACAATCGGGATTGTCAATGCTACAAGTCGGATTCGTAGGAATCTCTTCCAAATCATTGAGCCATTCATCAAAACTGCTTGTATTTGGTTCTGCCATTTTCTTTGACTGCCTTTAGTATTTGCTTTCTGTTTTTTCCTTCTTTGTATGAAACGTGAACCCAGGAAGGGCACTCGTCATTTCCGAACTCCCAAATCAATTGATCAAAGGGTAATTCATTTTTTATGTATTCAAAGATCTCCCGATTCTTTTCTCCCATATCGATATCAGCCGCCGCGCCATTCAGCGCACAATGTTGTGAGGTAGTCGATCCCCCGATAGCAACATTCAGTTTTTGGCTTCTAAAACCGGAAGAAATATAAATCGCTCCAATATGATCCCGGAGGGGTTGAAGCACATTCTCACATAAATCAATCAAATTGAGTATCTGATCTCCATTCGGAGTATTGTCAATCCCCTTCCGGATAGCCGTTTGGCTCTGGATCATCTCGCCCAAAGTGAAATTCTTTGACAACTTCATCGTCCTTGCCCTTTGTATGGTTTGGTCTTATTGCCGTGTTTAGCCGTTTTAGCGTGTTTTCTGCGCTTTTTGCTCTTTGAATGGTATGAGGTGTTGGATTGAAGTTTTGAAGCCATTAGAAACGATTTATTGCATCTTGAATGTCAAGGTGGTGGGTATGGAGTTTCATATCAATCCCCGCTTCCCACCTCCACATTTCCTCCCCATCTCTGAATAGAATTAAAGTAGGAACGCTCTTAATCTTGAACTTGTCTTTCAGATGGGGCTTTGCCTCTATGTCCACTCGGTACAATTTAGCACCCGATAACTTACCCAAGTCCTTGTAGCCGTTCTTCGTATTGAATCCCGCATTGAACTCAATTACGCTCTTGCCTTCGGGCTGATAAGTGAATGACAAGAGAATGAACGAAGCGACAAGCCAAGTTCTCATCTCAATTCAAATATTCGGTTCTCAATCTTATCCAACTGCGCTTTCATCTCTTCAATGTTTTTGGCATTAGACATAATCGTAGAACGCACCAACTCATCCTTGAGGTCAAACTCCGTTCGTGATACTGCGGGTTCGGGCAACTGCTTTGCAATTTGAATGTCTGCTTGTAGGTCGTAATACATCCCTACGGCAACGGATAGACCAATAGCCAAAGCAATCAATGTTTTGATGCTTACGCCAAGAACTGTGTCCTCACCCACTTCGGTGAACTTACCATCGCCCTCGTACTTTTTCATTTTCTTTCTGCAAACTTTTCAAGCCCAGCAATCCCGAAAGAGCCAAGCGTAACAAACAAAAAACTATTGTAGACAAACTCATTCACAACAAGGTCTTTCCCCATCCATCCCGTAACGATGTCAGCCAACATAACGAGAACCATAATAGCAAACGAACAAGCCCCTAAAATGGTTTTCTCATTGTAGGAGTTGTCGGTCTTGAATATCTCTACCCAACTCATAATTCAGCAGATGGCTCGGGAAATAGCTCGGGCTTCTTGCTCTTGCACACCTCAACCCACTCCTCACGGACTTTCTGCCCTCCCATAGCGTGAAC